CAATCACTATTAGTTGTTATTTGATATTTTGTATATAAAGTGTAAATTGTCATTTTTTAACTCCAATCTGTATATCTTTGTTTTAGATCTATGTAAAGTTCTGCAAGTAATATATAAACTATCAATATCATTGCTAATATAATAATAGTATTCATCACACCTCCTTTTTAGGAATTTGAAAATGTCCGAAAGCCTTTATGAACTCATACATAATCTGATCTTTGTCCATTTTGTCCATAATGTATTCTTGTGTATCAGGTGCTTCGTTTTTACAAAGCATTAATCTCATCTTATGAAAATCAGGTTGTCTCATTTATTCTCCTTAAAATAACTTTGTTTGTATTGTTGGTTTATAACTTGCATCATATCTTTTGTTTTCACCTTTAGGATATGGCTCTATATCATATTTTAAATTTTTTAACATATTTTTCTTTTGTGTTTTGCTACCTAAAAACATTATATATCTATGTTTGCTACTTCTAAATTTTCTATTTTGTGTATAATCTATGTTTTTGTTATAATGTCTGCTATGTTTGTTATCTTCAAAACCTATGTCTGTTCTTTCTTTTGTAGCACCTGTATAAATCCAATTAGTTGCCTGATATATATAACCATTATGGTTTTGTTGTGTGTCTGAATAACTTACAACTATTTTAGGTGTTGGTAATATTTTTAAAGATTTACCTAAAAAATAAGATGTCAAATTCTTAGTATTATGGTCATTTACACAAAGTCTATTTAATTCAATTACTTGACTTTTATAGTTTACACCACAAACACCAATACATAAAGAGTTTGATGCAGGGCTGCCAAAAGTGCAAACACCTATTAATACCTTATTTTCAAATAAACCAAAAGCATAAGATATGCTTGGTATTCTTTTAGCATAATGCTTATGTAATAACCAATCATAAGTTTCTCTTGAATCTATTGATTCTACTTTATATTTATTTTTAATTGACATTTTTATTCTTGTTTACCTATTACTTTAAAACCACTACAACAAGGACTATCTAATACAGGATTCCATTTATCTAAAAATATAGTTGATTTACAAGATTCACATTTTCCTAATCTTGAATTTCCTGTAGCATCATACGGAAACTTATTGTTTAAATTTTGTTTTTTAGTTTCAGGGTTTTTGCTTTTCTTAATCCAAGTTGCCCACCTCATTTTTAAATTAAATGTTTTTTGTTTCTCCCAATGCATTTTAGATCCACCTTCATTATAAGCACTAAACCAATTTACAAATGCTTCATATTCAGGGTGTTCATTAGGTAGTTCATTTTTACATTTTTCTTTAAACTTTTCAAATCTAACAGAAAGTGGTTCTTTATTAACTTTATTTATATCTTTATTACTATGTATTTGTTTGTTATTTGTTTGATATTTGTTTTCAGTTTGCTTTTTTTGGAAGTCATTGAATTTTAACATAGTTATCATAGTTAGTTTTGAGTTCGTTTCTACTTTAATTGTTCCAACTTTTTCTAACAATTTTAGGAAGTTTCTTAACTTTGTATTTCCCCACTTAAATTGTTTTCTTAATTTTTCTTGGCTTCTTAATATTTGCCCTGATTTAATATTATATATTTCATTACCTATATTAACCTGTTGATCACTATAACTTGTTTCTTTGAGCAACCACATAAAAGCCTCCATTCTTGTATATTTACCTTTAGGCTTTAATATGATATTATCAAAGATTTTTCTTTGTACACTAATCCAACCTTTATTCATAATTTCCTTTGTTTTTGCTATTGAATTATATTAAACAATTAACTACAATTCAAAACATTATTTTTATTTATATGGTATATATCCTCTATAAATAACTTTTTTTATTTTATTTTACGAATTTCCTTGTTTAAGAACTTTAAAGGTTTTATTATTAGGGAGGTTAAATAATAAATAAACAAAGGAAATACAATTATGAAATATAAAAAGTCTGACATAAAAACATTTAATTGGGTTCAACTTGATAAAATGCCTTACAATACTACTAAATTAACTATTAGACAATGGTTAGATCGTATAGTAGAAAATGCTAAAAATCAATTAGCAAAACCTGCACACAAAAGATATTTGTCTGCTTCGCATTTGAAAAAGGTAATCAAAATTAATTCTGCTAGTAAATGGTATAAAGTTGTAGGAACTAGAGATGGTTTGAAATATAGAGATTGCATGGGATTAACGTCTACCTTTTATGTTAAATGGGTTACGAATGTAGCAAAATCAAAAGCAGAAACAAGGGAGGTGTAAATGAAATTTGAATGGACTGATGATTTAGTGAAAGATTTTGCAAGAGTTTATACAGGTGCTAAAGGATCTTTTAGTAAATACAATGGATTGAGTATTGAGCAAAAGTTAGTAGAATTTAAAAAAGAACATACTAATAATAATAAGGAGGGTTAAATGGATAAAGATGATTTAATATTCTTTTTGCCGAAAGACAACACAAAAGAAATGGTATACATTAGCATTCGTATGAATGGATTTGAGCAAAAGATAAGTGTACCATATACACAAAGAAATAGTTATAAAAATAGGAGATACAATGGCTAAAGATAACAAAGCATTACCTACAGTAGATATTAAAGGTAAACCTTATGTATTAACACAACATAGGTTATTAGAGTTTCATAGATTATATCCAAATGGCTCTATTTCAACCGAAATAGTATCAGAAACAAACGATTCTGTAGTAATGGTAACAAAAGTAACACCTGATGCAAAAGTTCCTGAAAGAGTGTTTACAGGAATTGCTAGTGAAACTAAAGGATCTACATTCATAAATAAAACATCTCATTATGAGAATTGTGAAACATCTAGTAGAGCAAGAGCATTATCAGGACTTGGTATTGGTGTTGAAGAATCTTGTGCAAGTGCAGAAGAAGTTGCAAATGCAATGCTACAACAATCAGAAGATAAAATTATAGCAGGTATGAAAGATGTTATTATTAAATTAATGTCTTTGTATGATCAGGTGCAAACTTGGATTAGAATTGCTATAGAATTAGAACTTGCAAAACCTGATATTTTAAATGTAAGTTTAAACTATATTCTGAACTCAAAATCTGTAGAAGAAGCAGATGAAAGATACAGAAAAACCAATTTGAGATTTACTAAGATTTTTGACAATAAGAAGTTACAGGAAAAATTGAAAGAACTCGCAGCAAATCAAAAAACATGAAACCATAGAGGGTAGGCATATTTCTTTTGTTTATTTAACCTGTAAGCATATCAACAGCACACGTCTACCCTCTCCCCTCCCTTAAACAAAAAAGCCCTCAATTACGAGGGCTTTTGTTATTTAGGTATATTCTACCACGTTTCTTCTAATGTCATACTAAATGTGTATAAATTAGGTGCTTTAGGTGTTACGTTAAATGAGTTCTGTTTTATTGTAACAATAGCAAAGTTATCAGGGTTTTTATTAGTATCATCAAGTTGCACTATCATAGGTATTGTTCCACCTAGTGTATGAATCCAAACTCTACTTATAAAGTTATCATCAAATAATAATGGATTATCCCATATCGTACCATATCCCATTGATGTAAAATCTAAACTGCTTGGATTTTCAGGGAATGTGCTAGTTCCATCAAATGGTAATATATTAGATTGTTCTAATGCACCAAAGACATCTGTTTCACTTACAAAATCAAATGTAAGTTTCCAAGATCTTCTACCTAATCTACCTAAGTTTAGATTCTTTTCTTGTGTATTTGTATCCCATAATTCCCAAGCATTATGTCCTGCCCAATCAGGATTACCAAGATGATCAATATTACTTATCGTATGTCCTCCCTTAGTTTTGCTAGATTTAATACCATCAAATGTTCTACTTACAGTCATTGATAAATTAGGATTGTGAGGTGGTGTATATGTTTTACCAAAGAAATATGTTCCCATATATCTTTCACCTGTATTTGCAGCATCAGCATGAAAATACAAATATGCTCTCTCAGAATCACTTCCTGTCCAATTAGTAGTGCTTTTTAATCTAATCGAAAAACCATTATAATCAATATACTCACCGAAGTTTACATAATCATCACTACCACCAAATCCCATAACACTTGTATCTACAGTATAAAAACCTCCACCACATTTGACTCCTTGCAAGTTATGGTTTAATACAACTAAACAATCTATTGGTATATTAGGAAATTTGTTAATATTAACATAGTCCTTGTAGTTAAATATAGTATCTGCTGTACCATCATCAGGAAGTGTAAATCTTAATAAACTTTGTGGATTACAATATAATAAATCTGTTTTGTTTCCTTCATGTATTTGTTTAGGTGTTAATGTATCTGAATGTTCTCCTTCATATCTGTCAAAATACTCACTATGTCCAATAGCATGTAAATAACTCATCATGTCTACGAAAAATCTTGGTTTTACAACTCTTTGATAACCCATTAATAACCTCCTGTTGTTGTAGTTCTTGTGGTTCTAGTTGTTGTTGCAGAAGGTGTTTGTCTTGGTTTTTCTGCTTGTAATAATTTGTTGGTTTGTTTTATATGATTTTGATTAACAATGCTTGTGTAACCTTTTTTAATATTAGATTTATTTTTGCTTTGTATAGAATCCCAATCTTCTGTCAAACTTGTAAAATCTGCATCTTTAAAATATATATTATCCCAATTACGTTTAGGATTTGCTACTGATATGTTTTTCTTATCTTTACCATTAGGTGTTGCAAAAGCATATTTTACATTGAGTGTGCCTGTATATGTGAATAGTTCTTGTTCAATGTTTAATTTGTTATTGCCTAAACTAAATATTAATATAGTATTTGTATTTGCTCTACATATCCAATCTTGTGGTAATTTAGGATCTATAGTTATTTGTCCTGAATAATGTATTTCTATACCTAACATTTCACTAGCATTGTATAAAATAAAACTACCATTTTTTAATTCTGCATTCATATTACTCCAATATTAAATTAACTAAAATTGCTATATCTAAAACATTAATACCACCATCATTATTAACATCTCCTGCTAATAACTCATCATCTGTTGCATCTTGATTTAAAATTATTTCCATTAATCTTACAATATCTAATATATTCAAAATACCATCACCATTTACATCACCAACTACAACACTATTATCTTCTTCATCTTGCTGTATATCTTGATAAAACTCTTTTGTAAATGTATCACCTAGATTTGTTGTTATTATTATTTTACCTTGTTTTGTATTACCTGTATTTGTTGATTTTGCTTCTATAATTACATAACCATTGTAATTATTATCTGCATTAGCATAAGTTATTTTTTTAAAACTATCAGTATCTCCACTAAATTCTACCCATTCATCATTTATTTTTTCTTGTAATGTTACATTCCAATTTTGTTCAGTTGTGTCATAAAGTTGTGTTTGTAGCACATCTAGTCTTATTGCAGATCCTTCTTCTGCTTTTAATATGTAACTATCTTGATCAGGATACCATTGTAAACTAAATTCATTATTTATATCTGCAGGATATTCTTCAAATATTGGTTCAAATTGCTGTGCTAAATTTGTTGATCCTGCATAATTATATACTCCACCATCATCAATAACTTGTGAAATAGAACTAAAATTATTCGGTAATGTATAATTAGTATCAAGTATAGTGTTTTGTATTAACCATTGTGGTAAGCCATATTGCAGTCTATGTAATCTTCTTAATTTTATATCTACTTTAGATTTTGACTTATTAACTTGTGTAACTATATAAAAAGGATATAATAATTGTCCACCCTTTACTTCATAACTCCAATATTTATAGCCTAAACCTGTTTTTTCTGACAATTTATCAAGATATATTATATCACCTATTTCAAGATCTATGTATTTATTAGTTGTGCTAACATTAATAATTAAATGTTCATTAATGTGTTCCATAAGCAAATACTTTTTGTATAATTCTGCTGTATGTGTTGATCTTATATATTTTGCTTCAACATCATTGTTTGCTTCTTCTATTGTTTTATTATATAGTTTATTTACGTCATACAACCAATTTTCAGGTAGATTTTGCATTTGTTGATATAAATATTCAGTTATTTCTTTATAATCATCATATACAGCATTTTGTGTAGGTATAGTATTTTTCTTAGATAGTTTATTATATTCTTCAGTTGCATAATCAAACTCATAAGAAATTTCATGTGAATTGTATATTTCATCATTTTTAGTTGTTTCAAAACTATAATTAATAACATCTTCTTTGTTAATGTTATATTTAACATCACTAGCATTATAATAGTTTTTAATTGTTGCATACCCAAACTTACCTTCAGGTGTGAATTTGGGATATAGTTTTGTGTTTTGTGATAAATCCTGAATAATTTCTTTAACTTCTTGTTGCTCATTAATAGTAAAAGCCATTCTCCAACCTTGATGTGTTGCTATGGATTTATGTAACATATCTACATCAAATGTTTCAGTCTCTATTGTTGTTTCATTTTCTAATAAATGTTTAATAACAAGTGCAGGTGTTTCTACCATATATGATTCAGGTGTATATATATAATCTTTCCAACCATTTTGTATATATAATTCATTGACTTTATCTTGTGCTTCTTGTGGTGTGAATCCTTGTTCCCAATCATTAGTAGTGCCTACTATATGGTTCATTCTTATAAACTTATATCCTGATGAGTAAGTTTTAACTCTTACAGGATCTGTTGCAAATATTATAAAATAATCATTTTCTAATATAGTTTGATTACCATTAGTTCTAGTAAGGTTGTTATATTCAGTAACCATGCTTTGCTTTGTATATACCCAAATCCATTCAGGTTGTACATCAAATTCCATTGAGTTTATTAGTTCATCACATGTTATGTCTTGGTTTGTATTTATTAACCAACCACTATCACCACCTGAAGTATCGTTACTGCTACCTAAATCTGTATTATATCCATAAGATTCTCTAATTGTTTGTGCTGATATGGTTGTACTAATGTTATCAAGTATATAAGATAACTCATCACTTGTAAATGTATTAAGTTCCCATGAATTAAATGGTGTCCATAATATATTTTCATCTATTCTACCTTTAACATTTACATACCAATCTTTTTCATTAGGTTTTTCTATAAAAGCATCTTGAATAAAATGTAAATAATTTAAAGATCCTGTGGTTTCTTGTAAAAAATCACTACCATATACATTAGAAAATTGTGGCTGTCCTATTTTAACAGATTTAAATTGATTTACTGTATTCCATTCTTCTACAAATGTTCCATATTGGTTATCTCTTGCATTGTTAGTTGTGGATTGCATTACATTATTATATCCATTTAATTTTTGTGTTACAACATTTGCTTCGAATTGAAAAAATGGTCCAATAGGTGCTAGAGTATTCCAATAGTTTCTCCATTTACTTTGTACTGCTGTTTCTTGAGACCAACCTTGATCAAAATTTTCAATAGTTATTGCATTTTGTAGTGGTGTTTGTGTACTCCAAAATAAACTTCCTGATATATACCTGTTAAACAAATCTGCTTGCCCATTATCACCATAAAATGCTGTTGCATCTTGATAATGCAAAATGTCATAAAATACTCTTGTTATACATTTATTATCTATACCAATATCATCTAGTTTAAATTCCCAATTTACATAACTATTGCTTGAATCAAGCCCACTATGTGCTACACCTCTCCAACACAATGCTTTATTATCATCATTATATATATAATTTTTATAGTTATTTGGATTTAAATTGAATATACTTGTGCTACCATCAGGATTAGGAACATTCCAATTTTTAAGCAATGATGATTCTACTTCATCATTTTCTTCATCTACTCCTGAGTTTCCAAAATTGTTATAATCCCAATCTTCATAATTATCTGATTCAAAAGGAAAACATGCTTCAGTTTGTAAAATATAATTATCTTCTTCAAACATTGCTTGTCTCCATTTTCTAGCACTATACACTTGGTCATCTAATCTATTTGTAGTTGCATATAGTCTACCACCTAGTATTCCATAATTACTACCACCTATATTAGCATTTATAGATCGTTTTTGTCCATTTATACTTGTAAATTGTCTTAATATTCTACTTATAATAGCACTATCTAGTTCTAAACCACCTAATGATTCAGATTGTTGTAATGCTTCCTGAAATTTAAAGTATTCTGCAGTAACTAATATTTGATTATTAGAAAACTCAAAAAATTCATTTTCTTCATTTAATATTATATCTGTTTCATTTGCTATTGGGTATAAATAATCTTTTGGTGTTTTATTTATAATATTTAAATAATTATTATCATAAATGTATATAGGTGATTTATTAAATAATTCATTGAATCCTAATTCATTTACATTAACCATAGGATATATTTCATTATCATCTTGTATTGCTATGTTATAAACAGGTTTACTATCACATACTAAAGACATTACTACTTCATTACCTTCAGAATCAGATTCAAATGGGTTTATATTTTTTCTTACAGGACTTTTTGTAACATGTCCATATACTATTGGTATAGGTTTTAACTGATCAGAAAAAGCAAAATCAGTACCTTCTGCTAGTTCAGGTATTTTTTGACTTAATATTGGTTCTGTAGAATCTTCTGTATCAATAGATACTATATCACCTCTTTGTTTATATTTAGTAATTACTGATTGTGATACTAACAAACAATCATCTAAAGTCTTGCAAGATTGAGTTTTAAAGTAGATCCTAATTATACAATTATTTATATCTACTAAATAATCTGAAAATACTCTACCATGAAATTGTGCATTATTAATTTCTATTGAATTTGTTTGTATTCTTAGATTCTTGTTTTCTGTATCTATGCTTTGTTTTATGTTTGGTTGTTTATTAAGTAATGGCTCATAATAGTTACCATCAAAATATATGTTGTTTGTAGATATATATAACTTATCAGATTCATCAACATTTTCTATTTCACTAATATTGCTAGAATTTATAGTTTTATATATAATTATAAGTGGTATTGAGGATTGAACATTACCTTGTGTATCTGTTGTAAATCTAGTGCTTTTTTCTATAGCCATTATCTAAAATCATATCCTTGTCTTATTGCTTCTCTTAGTTCATCAATTAATTCATTTTGTACAAATTCCCTACTTAGTACATTGCCTGTTATTACTATATTACCACCACCTTGTGGCCCATCTACATTAGCACCTTCAAGTGGTGTTATTTGCACTAACTCAGCACCTGCCTCTCCTGCTATAATAGGAGTTGCTTGATCAACTACTTCATTCATACCATATTGTGCAAATCTAGTTTGTGTTTGTCCTGCACTACTTTTTGTAGCATTTATGTTTGCAATTTGCTCATCTATAGTTTTTGTTTGTGTTACACCTCTTGCTACTAAACCTGCACTTAATGCTACTGCTTTTGCTATTTCTAGTGGACCTTTTGGTGCAGGGTTTGTAAATATATCTATAATACCTTTAGCAACATTGGCTTTGACCATAAACTTTTGCACTTTAAGTTGTTCTGCTTTACTTCCTGCTGAAGCCATTGCTATTGCACCCATACTACCTATAACTTGATTTCT